ATTTGATGTATATGTTGGTAACACTCCTCAAGAAACATTCAGTGTAACTAACGCTACTTACAGTCCTACAAGTGGTGATTTGGTCTTGACAATCGGTGACCATCATCTACAGGTTAATGAGAGTGTTAAACTCGTCGCAGATTCCTTAGTATTCACTTGTGATTACAATGGTGACGGTAACACAACTCAGAAGACATATCCTCGTGCTGCTGGATCAGCTGCAACTGGTACTGGTGGTAGTGACTATGTTTATGACACTGCAATAACAATCACTGCTGTAACTGGCACAACCATAACACTCAACGTTAACGGTGGACAGGGTGCTATTACAGATACTACTGCACATAACTTTGTCCTCACTGCATCTGCACAAAACTGTGTAATCAGTGGTGGTCAGCATACTCATGTATTCTCAAGTGCAGTTGCTAATGGTCTTCATAGAGCAACATCTTCCGTCAAACTTGTTGATGATGGATTATCATTCAAGTGTGCTCAGGACAACTTCTCTACTACTCATACATATCCTCGTGCTGCTGGAGTTACTCAGTCTACAGTTACTGCTGCTACTTACGATCCAAATACAGGTCGTTTGAGACTGACTGTTGCAAGTCATGGATACAATGAAAATGATTGGATTAAGATTGCTGATGATTCACTGACATTCAGATGTATGCAGGATAGTAATGGTAGTGACCATACTTATCCACGTAGCAGTGACCCAATTAGCGGTAAGTGGATTCAGATTCGTGACGTAACTACTAATACATTTGACGTAGTTGTATTGGATACTATTCCTTCAACTAACGTAACTGCTCACACATTCCAAACTGCATCTGCTAACGGAATTACTCATAAGAAGGATCCATATTATGACACTGCACTTCCTATTCATTCTGTAACTGGTCATACTATTACCATTAACATTGGTAAGTCTTCTAATACTTCAGTCCACAACTGGGCTGGTGGTACATCAGTTGGTGCTGTATCAGGTGGTGGTCAATATACACACACCTTTGTAAGTGCTGTTACTGATGGTATTCATTGGAAGGATTCTGAAATTACTATCGATGTTGGTGCTGCTACTTACCTTGGAGAGCATAGATTTGTATCTGCAACCTCTGGTGCTGTTAAGGTTGGTGGTGACTTTACTCATACATTTGATTCTGCTGTTGCAGGATGTGTCCACAGACAGAATGGTTGGATTACATTAGACGTTGGTGTTGCTGCTGCAAATAATCAGTATGCACATACATTTGTCAGTGCAATACCTGGAGTATTGATTGGTGGTGGTAACTACGACCATAAGTTTGTATCTGCTACTTCAAATGGTATTGAGAAAGCAAATACTTATGTCTGGTTGGAAGATGGTGCAATTCATATGACATGTGATAGAGATGACAATGAGTCTATCCATGCATATCCAAGAGCAACTGATCCTGGTAGCGATGAATGGTTAGCAGTCAGCAATTGCACTGCAACTACATTCGACTTATTCATGGGTAAATCTCCTGATAAGTCTGACCATACCTTCGTGGCTGCTAAGACTGGTGGAGTTAAGAAACAGACTGGTAATATTACAATTAACGTTGGTATTGGTGGAGTTGGTAACCGTTATGCACATACATTTGTATCTGCTATCAACGGTGCTGTTATCAAGGGTGGTGACTACAGACACACATGGGTATCTGGTGCTTCAAATGCTATCACTGTTGTTGATAGTGGAGTACAACTAACACCTACAGATGGTTACTATAATCCTGTAACAGGTGACCTAACACTTACTGTTGTTGGTCATACATTGACTCAGAATGACAATATTACTCTTGCTCCTAGGTCAATTGTATTCACTTGCACAAGTGACCAGAATGCAACTAATCATTATTATCCACGTGCAACTGACTATGCAGATGATAGAATCTTACCTATTACTGCTGTTAACTCATGGGCTTACCCAGTTAGCACAAAACTAGAATACTGGAGAGGAAGACTTGTTGATTACAACTATACAGGTACAGAATCATCTAATGTTGAAAGTGAAATTACTTCTCTAATTCAGTTTGTTACTGATGGTATTCAGAATCCTGGTATAGTTAATGGACGTGCATATCAGATGCCAATCTGTTGGCCTATCAAGTATACACCTGATGTTGTTGTTAGAGACTTGTCTGTTACTTGGGATGCTAATAATGGTGGATCAGGACAAGTTGGTAACTGGAATCAAACTTGCCCAGAATCTGCATCTGCTCTTAGCACCCTAACTGATATCTTTATCAATACTATTAGAGAGGCAGCAGAGAATAATGTTAACTACTTAACTGCTAGTGTAACTAAGACATTCCCATACAACGGAAATACAGTATATCAATCAGGTACTTGTTACGATTGCACATCTGCAACTGAGACTTTATTCGACATCATGACTCATACTCTTGGTGCTGGAATGGTTAACCAGAAGCGTGTTGCTAATGTCTTACTCTTTAACACTCAATCTATATCACAGAGAGCATTCACTGAGACACAACAACAGTATCCAACTACTAACTTAACTATTGACTTCGCACTCGATGTCCTTAAGGCAGTTAGATATGACTTGGTAACTGGTGGTAATGCTGGTGCATTTAAACTATCTCAAGGATGGTTTGATGGAGAAGGCACATTTATTGCATTCCCAACAACAACTAGATCTCACATCTTATATTGCTTAACTCGCATTCGTGAGTATATCAAGTCTGTAATGTATCTCCATACATCTGATGCTGTATGGGCAAACTATGATGTATACATTCCAACCGATAGATTCGAGTGGAATCAGGAAGCTGTTGAATTTATGGTTGACTCTTCACTCAACCCAATTGAATTTGCTCTTGAAAGATCTACATTTGCTACTGAAGCAAGAATCCAATTCATCTCATCTACTGACGTTGTTAACCTAAGCAACAAGTATGAAGTAGGTAAGGATTGGAATACAGACCCTGCACTTGTCCTACTAACTCCAGAAGTTGAAGTTGGATTTGAAAGAGCAGAATATAGAGTCCGTATCAATCGTGCTAACAACTTCAGACGTGGTGACATACTAAGTTACATCCCTGCATCTCAGACATCCTTACAAGGATTAGCAACTCAACCATACTTCTATTGCTTGACTGCTACTGCTGAGTGGTTTGAGATTGGTGTATCACCAATTCATGATGGACGTTTCAGAACCTTCCAGTTAGATACTTCTAACTCAGGTGCTCAAATATTTGCTGTTGAAAGACGTAGTGGTATTAATAGAACTGCTCCTACATATCCATCAGACCCATCTGTAACTCCAATTCAAGGTGGATTCAACCCTGCTGATGTTATCTTCGGAGGCACATCTGATGCTTCTGCTGAGATATCTGCTATCACAATGAATGCAGCAAACATCAGACAAATCTTTACTCACTTTGTAACTTCTAATCAGTCACAAAATAACTCTGTTTATCAGACATTCACTAACGGTGAAGAGGTTGTGGTTCAGGGTGCAGTAACCAATAAAGGATTTGTATTACAAGCAGGTGCAGTTAGTGAGACAGGCACATCCTTCTTGAAGATTCATACAATCTCAGGAGCAATCAACCAGAATGATGTCCTTGAAGGTACTACAAGTGGCACTACTGCTACTGTTGACAGTTCATCAGATCGCTTCTTCACAAATCTTAAGATGGGAAGCTTTAATCAGGGTGACTGGTTCTTCGATAGAGATTCTTCTGTTGAGGGTTATATCTCTGAATTCGCTAATAAGTCTGGTAGTCTAACTGGTAACACTGGTGGTCGTATCACAATTGACGTTGAAACAATTAAGGATCCATGGGTTCCTGGAGACGTTATTTACGGTAGTGTTACTTCCTACATCTTAGATGTTAAGGGTATCAGTGGAACACAGATTCAACTTAACCAGTTTGTCCACGGTCGTGCAGTTTACGAATTAAACCTTGGCACTGCTATTATTGATACTGGTGTTAATGACACATTCAACGTTGGTGATGAGGTTATCCTCCTACAAGGTACAACAGAGAAGAATCCAGGATTCCATGCAACTGTAACCAAGTATACTAATGACCCTGATAATGGTATTCACAAACTTTGGATTGGTAATCTAGTTCCAGTTGGAATTGGTGCTCCTATCTCTGAGATAACTGACCCCAATAATAACATTGGTAAGTTGGTTGTTGGGTCTAACTTCCCATCAATCTATGCTGGTGTTTCTAGTTACACAACTACTGATTTCTCATCTTACGCTAAGGTTGTTGCTATCGAGCAACAAGGTATTACTGCTACTATTTGGGTAGAAGATGCAGTTGGTGAATTTGTAGATAATATGAGTATCATCTCTGATGATGGATGGGGTGGTGCCGTTTCATCTGCTCGCACACTTGAAGGTCGTGTTAATAGGTACTTCAGAGGATTCGATGGAGTCCAAACTACATTTGACCTTACTGTTGCTAATGGTGAAGCATACTTCCCAGACCCTGCTGGTCACTTACTCGCATTTGTTAATGGTATTCTACAACCTCCAGGTGCAACTAATGCATACGTTGCATTCTCTGATAAGATTCAGTTTACTGAGCCACCTGTAATTGGTTCACAATACATCGGTTACTATGTTGGTAAACTACGTCAGTTAGATGACATCTCCTTCGAGTTTGACTCATTGAGATCTTCCTTCAACCTTAAGCGTCAAGGTCTATTCTACTCCTTGACATTGACTGAGGGTGTTTCCTCTAACGTCATCCGTCCTGAGAATAATATTATCGTTTCACTCAACGGTATTATTCAGGAACCAGGTATCGCATACGAGATTGTTGGTTCACGTATCATCTTCGCTGAAGTCCCAAGATTCGGTGCAACATTCGTTGGTTTCTCATACATTGGTAGTGACGCAGACGTTATCGCAGCAACTGTTGTCCCACCAATCGAAGCTGGTGATAACCTCGATATAGAGGGTGAAGAATTCTCCAGAGAAGTTGCTCTAATTGAGTCTTCTAACTCCTTAATCACATTTGAATACACTGGATCTGTTAAGGGTAGAAATGCTGCTGCTCTTGCTAACATAACATCTGGTCAACTTACTAACGCAGTACTAACCAATCCTGGTGATGGTTACACCTCACGTCCTAACGTTGACGTTATCTCCTCCTCTGGATTTGATGCTCGCTTGAAGGCACTTATGGGTGTATCTCGTGTTGATGTTAAGACTGCTGGTACTGGTTATCAGTCTCCTGTTGTTGCAATTGATAATGAAGTCCCAGACGATTGGACACCTCCTACTGGTAGTCCTATCAACGGTGGATTTGACGTTCTTGCTGGCGAAGGTCCAGAAGGACAAGAGGGTGGTGGAGTTACTCCTGGCACAATCGCAATCGTTACAGACCCAGTTAACGTAACAGTTAACCAAGGTCAGACTGCTGCATTCACAGTTGTTTCTACTGTAACTAACGATGAGACAATGAATTATCAGTGGCAGAAGAAAGAGTATGGCACACAAACATGGAGCAACATTATTGGTGCTAACCAAGCAACTTATAACACAGGTAATACCGCACAAAATGATGATGGTGATGAATACAGAGTCGCTATCACAGCATCTGGTGCAACCCCAGTTTACTCACTATCTGCTGTCCTAACAGTCCAGACTGGTGCAACTGTAATCTCCAACTTCAGTCCAACACAAATCTTTGATGACATCTAAATAAGACTATGGCTGCTACCGCAACAATTAATCAAGGTACCCAACAACTCTCGGTGAGCTCGGATTGTCTTCCGTCTCCCGTGAATAGCGGTACGTTCCCTAATGATAATAATGCAAATACCATTGTTACACATGATTGGGATCATAGCTTCTTATATCGTGGTGGTACATTTGGTACCTCTAGGGTCTTCGATGACAACACTTGGACACAAGATGGGTTTATTAGAAGCATTAATATCAGTGTCACAGATCTTAACAATTTCACTGGTGTGCAACCTAACATCCAACCTGGTGATGAAGTTTGTTTTAATTTTGGAGATATAAAAAGAAAGTATATTTTTAGAGGGACTACATTTACTTCTATTGACGGAGAATTTTGGTTAGCAACTGATAGTAGAATTGATATTATAATGGCAGACACCAACACTGGTGCTAATGGTACATACACATATCATGATCAGAGAAATGGTCGTGATGCTACACCATTAGGTGCTATTGGTATATCTGGTAATGGTGTACCTATATTCAATCCATCTGCTGGTCCTAACGGTAACCCTCCAGCTGGATTCAATTGGGTATCTGCTGGTATATCTGCTCAGAGTTTTATCAATTTTGGTGAAGATACTTGCGGTGGTAAGACACAAGAGCAAGGAATGTATCATTATCATGACTCAGATTTCTTATCATGCTGGAAATCTAACTCTAGTATGGCATCATATAACGATTATTATGGGTCAACTCAGTTTAATGGTAACAATATTCGTCACCCAGACGGTCATTCTAAGATAGTAGGGATAGCATTTGATGGATTTCCCATCTATGGACCCTATGCATATGACCATTCTTGGGATAGTTTGAGTGGCACAAGAGTTATGAGGACTGGTTATTCAGTAAAATCAACTGAAGCACCTGGAAGACCCGATTATGGTAATGATTCTGACAATCCACCTGCTGGATCACTCATGCAGGACTGGGAATATGTCGAAGCAACTGGAGATTTAGACAGACATAATGGTAGATTTTGCGTAACACCCGAATATCCTAACGGAACTTACGCATATTTCCTTACTGTAGACCAAACTGACGTTAGTGTGGTCAAATTTCCATTCATTATGGGACTTGAGACTAGAGAAACCATCAATACACCCACAAATAACGGGTCAAATCCTGTGCAAGATAGTGGAGATAGTGGAGATGGTGGTGGAGCTGCTCCTTCTACCCTTCAAATTGCTCTACAACCTCAGAATGTAACAGTAAATGCCAATCAAACTGCTACATTTACCATCAATTCTCAGATATTACCTGAGAATGGTCCTATGACTTATCAATGGTATAGGTCTACTGATGGAGGATATGCATTTGCTGCTGTTACAGGTGCAACGACTAACACTTATGCGGTCACTGCCCTAGCATACATGACTGGATACAGGTATCGTTGTCGTATAACAGGTCCTGTTGGAGGTACCGCAGCACAAAACTCACCTTTGGACTCACAAAATGCCATTCTAACTGTTACTGGTAGTGGAGATGGTGGATCACTTGCTAACAGATTTGATAGCACTCAGTCTACTATGGATTCCACGCAGCAAACCTTTGATGGCACCTAAATAAAACTGTAGAAAACTACCTATCATGCCTAAGCAGAATCTAAATATTGGGTCGTCGGCAAACGATGGGACTGGTGACAGTCTCAGAGATGGTGCTATTAAGCTTAATAGCGTCATTGACGAGCTATACACTGCTCTCGGCAACGACACCAACTTACAAATCAATGTCGGCACTCCCTCGACTGGACAATTCCTAAAATGGGATGGCTCAGCATTTGCTGAAGGAGGTCTTAATGCACTTACTGAAAATTTAAGTGTTAATGGACATAATATTGTATCAACATCAAATGGTGATATAACTATTCAACCAAATGGTAGCGGTCATATTAAATTCTGGGCAGGTGGCACAGGATCTGCTTTGACTGTTATTGATGGTGCTGATGGTAAACTAAAATATAGTAACCACTTTGATAATGTTGCTGGTCTACCAGATGCTGCAACATATCATGGTATGTTTGCTCATGCTCATGCTGAAGCAAAAGGATACTTTGCTCATGATGGTAACTGGATAGAATTAGTCGATGTTACATCTAGTATAGGTAAACTAACTGATGTAGATATGACAGTCGGTGGGGGACCTTCCGACGGACAAGTATTGAAATGGTCTGCAAGTAATTCACATTGGTATGCTGCAAATGATGAAACTGCATCTGGTGGAGGCGGTGGCACGACTCAAAACCTCTTTGAAGGATTCACTGCTGACACTGGCAGTACTACTGCTAGTGCTGCTACTGATATCCTTACAGTTTCGGGAGGCACTAATATCTCGACTGCAATCGTCGGAGACACCCTCACCATAACTATGACAGGGGCACTTGGTGATACAAACCAAAATGCCTACGGGGTAATAGGAAGTGACTCAGGAAACAAAACCGCAGATAGTGCAACTACTACTATTAACATTCTTGGTGGGTCTGGTATTAGTACTGCTATTTCAGGAAGTGATCTTACGATTACAAATGATTCCCCAAATGTAGTACAAGAAGCATACAGGACAGTTGCTGGTGATACTGGTACAACGACTGCTGCTCTAGCAACCTCAACTCTTAACGTTGTAGGTGCAACAAATCATATATCAACTGCTGTTACCTCAAACACTGTAACTCTCAGTGTTGTTAATCCTCTACCAGCTTCTGCTAGTGAAAATGATAACCTCATATATGATGAGCAAAATGGTAACTGGGTTGTAACTGAAAGTCCTACTGTTGGATTCTCAGTCTCTGGTAGTTCAGGTGGTGGATATACATTTACTGGTGGTGGAGTTAATTCATCAACAGGTAACCCAACAATATATGTGTATAGAGGTTTCACATACAGATTCTATAATTCCACAGGTGCAGGTCACCCATTTGCTATAAGACAAAGCAATGGTGGTACTGCTGTTACTGATGGTATTACTGGATCACAAACAGGTGTGCAGTATTGGACAGTCCCACAAACACTGGCTGCTGGTACTACTTACGTTTATCAATGTACAATCCATGCTGGCATGGTAGGCAACATAGTGGTGGTGTAATATGCCAAGAACAGTTCCAGGTAGCGGTGCAACTATAACCCCGATATTCAATAGTATCTTTGGGGTTAGAGATGTATATGTCAATTCAGGTGGTGAAGGTTATGATAAGAATGACCCACCTAGACTTCGTGTGGAGAACTGTGGTACTCCAATTCGTGATGCTGTTCTAAGAGCAGTCATTGCAGGTAACGGAGAGATTGTTGCTGTAGAAGTATTAGATCCAGGAGAAGGATATGACCCGTTACGTCTTGTTATTGATGATGATGGTTCCTCTAAAACTGCTTCTGGCAACGTATATCTTAAAGATGACGGGACTGGTGCATTAGATTTTGTCCAGATTACTACTCCTGGCGACCAGTATTTTGATGCTGATGCTCGTATTGAAGGTGGTGGTGGGTCTGGTAGTGAGCTTGTGGCAGTTACTGGACTGGTAACTGGTATTGCCATTGAAGAAGAAGGTAGAAATTACACTGAGGAAGACGTAAATATCATCATCTCAGGTGGTGGTGGAGACGGTGCTACTGGTGTTGCTAGTGTTAATAGATTTGGTAAAGTTACCTCTATTACTCTAACTAATGAAGGTGAATTCTTCGAGACACCTCCCCTTATTCAGATAATTAAAGGCGGTGGTAGTGGTGCAACGGCCGAAGCATTTATTAACCTAGGTGTTATTACAAATATTGACCTCTTATCAGGTGGTGGTGGATATACTGCTAACCCAGAGGTTATCTTTACTAGAGATACTAACCTTATTAGAGCTGCTAGAAATAGACAATCTCTTAACTCTGTCTATTATAGTTTAACAGGTCTATTAGAGGATGCTACATCAGGACAATCAACTATACATGTTGAAACTACCAATCCTTATCCAGGTTCAGGTAAGGTACTGATAGGTAGAGAAGTTATTAGATACACTGGTAAAACTGCAACCTCCTTTACTGGTTGTGACAGAGGTATCAATTTTAGATTTGACCAAAAAGTCATCCTAGACAACTTACAGGATGACCCAAATACAGGTTTAACTCAATATGATTTCCAAGTAACTGACAAAGTTAGAAGAGTTATAGAGAGTGAATCAAACCGAGTCGCTATTGTATACGACTGGGATCCAAATGAGAGAGCACTTTATCTTACATTCCAAGTTGATGAATTAGCATTCATCGATGGTGGTAGGTCAAATGAGAAAGCAAAAATCATTGCATTCGTAGCAGGTACTGCTGGTGCTAGTGATACTGGTGTTGCTCCTCATACATTAGTAGAATCTGAAGGTGACAATATTGTTGCTTTTACAGTACCACTTAGTCAGATTCTTAATAGAAAGTTTGAAGATGACGATGAATTAGACGGTGTTGGAGATGGTATAGCAGACCTGATAAATACTGGCACAGAGTTTGAAAACCAAATTAGTTTGGATGGAGGGATAGCATCATCCCTATATGGTATTGAAGAGACCCTTGGTGGCACGAATACTACTCTATTCCAAATTGGTGATCAAATCTATGACGGTAGTCAGAATTCTTTAGTTGCAACCATACAAGGTGCTGGTGCGTTGGGTGACGGAGATACCCACACATCTACTGCAACTATTCAAGCAACCTATCAAACTTCCTCTGCTGCATTTAATGCTACAGAGCAACTCCAAGGTCTGACAACAGGTGTAACTGCCACTGGGTTAACATTAGCTCAGGGTGGTAGTAGCACTGAAATCGTTTTAACAATGGAATCACTGACTTCCAACGGTGCTAATTATAAGTTCCAGAAGGGAGAAGTATTAAGAGGAAATTCGACTGGTGCTCAGGCAACTATCGATTATATCGAATATAATACGTACCTCAGAAATGAGGATGATTAACTACCATAAATAAAAAGAAGGCAATTGTATAGTAATGGCATTACTTACCGACCAATTTAGAATATTTACTGCCGAGAGGTTTAGGAAGGCTCTTGAAGGTCCTGATGCGACTCAATCTGACCTATTGGCAGGTGCTAGTCGGGATCGTCTTTACGTCTTTATCGGTCGTCCCCAACCTTGGGACAACGAAAATGCCCCTCCAGACCCAGTAGATTCATTCCAAGAATTTTCCGATGACTATTCGGATATGATATCCTTGAAGAGAGTGTTAGCAAATGACACCATTCAAGTTATTCGTCGTACTGACTGGATTCCCCCAGAGCAAACCACTGGTGGACTAGGTTATGTTTATGATATGTATCGCCATGATTACTCCTCGACTAAAACTGCATCATCGGGTGCGACTAAACTTTATGACGCTGACTTCTACGTGGTCAACTCGTCTTATCAAGTTTATAAGTGCATCTACAACGGGACAAGTCCTAGCGATCCTAATGGTAAACCTTCTACTGTTGAGCCTACTGGTACCTCCACTTCAATTATCACAACTGCTGATGGTTACCGTTGGAAGTATATGTATACGATCCCTGTTGGTCAGGTCTTAAAATTCTTCTCTAATGAATACATGCCTGTGTTGAGTGACACTGCTGTTGTTGCTGACGCTGTTGGTGGAGAAATTGATACAGTTATTATTGCATCATCTGGTGCAGGTTATAACAATGGTACTTACGAAAACGTCCCCATTAAAGGAGACGGTGTAGGTGGTAGAGTTTCACTTGTTGTTGATGGTGGTCGAATTGTATCTGCTACTGTTACCTCTGGTGGTAGTGGTTATACATTTGGTAAAGTTATTATTGACGAGGTTAACGGTATCGGAGCTGGCACAGGAACAGGTGGTAGCGTCGAAGTTGTAATTCCTCCCGTCCAAGGTCATGGTGCAGAACCAGCTACCGAGTTAGGTGGTTTCCGAGTCATGATTAACACCAAGTTTACATACGATGAGGGTAGTGGTGACTTCCCAACTGATAACGACTATCGTCGTATTGGTCTAGTCATTAACCCAAATAAGTATGGCACTCAGGAGTTAACTTCTGAGCTTACGTTATCTGCAACGAAGGCAGTTATTTTCCCTCCTACGTTTACAGGTAATTTCCAAACTGATGAGATTGTAACTCAATCCCGTACTGTTGGTGGTCAGCAAGTGACTGCTAGAGGTCGGGTTATTTCATGGAATAGTACCACTAAGGTGCTTAAGTATTATCAAAATAGGATTGACGGTGTGTTCCCTGAATTCACTGGTAACCTTATTGAGTTTGAAGGTGGTAACCCAGTTGTGGGTTCAACCTCAGGTGCATCTGCTGACCCTGATATCAACTTCCCTATTGTTTCTGGATCCTCTACAAGGGTTATTAACAATGCTGAATATGATTTGGGTATGGCATTTACCAACGGTTATGCTAAGGCAGAAGTTGACCCCAACTCTGGCGAAGTTATCTACATAGATAACCGAGGAGCGATTACTCGTGCAGGAGACCAAATCGAAGACATCAAAATCGTAATCGAGTTCTAAGACATGCCACAGAATACTAATTTAAACATTAGTCCTTATTTTGACGACTTTGATAAGGATAAAAACTTTTATAGGGTGCTATTCCGACCTGGATACCCTATCCAAGCACGTGAACTCACCACGATGCAGTCGATTCTCCAGAATCAATTGGAGTCTGTTGGTCAGCACTTCTTTAAAGAAGGTGCTATGGTTATTCCTGGTCAGGTTGGTTACGACCTACAGGTGCAAGCGATTGTATTACAACAATCTTTCCTTGGTGTAGACATCGAGACCTATAGAAATCAACTCACAGGTCAACTTATTGAAGGTATTACAACTGGTATTAAAGCAAAAGTCCTTTACTCAATTCCATCATCAGAGTCTTCACGTGGCTATGTCACTCTGTATGTTAAGTATGTTGAGTCAGGTGATACTACCAGTGACACAACCGTCAAAACATTTCAACCCAATGAGCAGTTATTGGCCGAAAATGAGATTACTTTCGGAACTACACTGATTGAGGTTGGATCCCCATTTGCACAATTACTTCCTGTTGATGCAACTGCTGTTGCTTCTACTGCATATATCAATCAGGGTGTATATTTTATCAGAGGTCACTTTGTAGATGTCCCGTCGTCTCACCTTATCCTTGAACAGTATTCAAACAATCCTTCCTACAGGGTCGGATTGGAAGTCAGCGAGTCTATTGTTACGCCAGAGGATGATCCGTCTCTTAATGACAACGCAGCTGGCACATCTAACTATTCTGCTCCAGGCGGTCACAGGTTTAGAATTAAGACTTCTCTCACTAAAAAGCCAATCGCAGATGAAACAGATAAGAACTTCATTGAGTTACTCCGTATCAACAATTCAAAAGTTGAGCAGTTTGTTACTCACACAGCATATTCAGAGCTTGAGAAGAGTCTCGCAAGAAGGACATATGAAGAGTCAGGCGACTACGTTATCGACACCTTCAGCGTCACAGCAAGAGAAAATTTAGATGATGGTTTCAACAATGGTGTCTACCGTGCAGGTCAAACTACCTCAGGTGGTAACATTGCATCAGATGATTTAATTTCATTTGAAATTAGCCCAGGTAGAGCATATGTTAAGGGTTATAGGACTGAGTTTTTAGTACCACAATATGTTGATGCTAAGAAACCAAGAGATTTTGAATCAGTAAATAACGCTATCCTAGCATTCCGTCTAGGACAGTTTGTAAAAGTATATGATGTATATGGATGGCCCGACCTAACTGGTGAGGGTGTATCAGAAGCATATCAAACACTTGAGTTGTATGATGATTGGACACTAAACACCACTAACTCTGTTGTAGGTAGACAGATTGGTCGTTGTAGGACTGTCCAGTTACAAGAAGATACCACAGACACATGGGATATGTGGATCTTTGATGCACAGATGTGGACTGCTATTAACTTTGTAGCAGGTAATACTACTGTACAAGTTGGTGATTTACTCAAAGGTAGGACATCTAATGCAAAGGGATTTGTTGCAGATGCTGGTGCTGGTAACTATTGCTCACTAGAGCAAGTATCAGGTACATTTATTCCTGGTGAAGTTATTGAAAGAGATGGTCGTGTAGTTGGTACACTTGATGCTGCACATACTTTCAACCTTACTGACACTAGGTCATGTCGTGGTAGAAACGCAGGTAACACTATTATCTTTGGTGCTAACTGGGTACTTAACGACCTTAAAGAATTAGAAGGGTCAACACACACCTTAGACGTTACTTCAGGTACTAAGACCTTAGTAGGTTTCCGTAGTAAATATGCTGAAGACCTACGTCCAGGTGATGTTATTACCCATACTAACACTTCTGGAGAGGGTGAAAACTCGACTCGTATTGAGAGAGTAGACCCACAATACATCAAGGTATATCCTGGTAACTCACATGCAGGATCATCGTATAATATTTTCGACTACCTTACCCAAACGGCCAGAGTTGATCATTCTCTGACTAAGGGTAGTATAACTGGTGCTCCGAGCGAATACAGCTCAGTGATTAGGATGCGTCCTTTTATATTCCAGAAGGACTACCAGAATGGTGAATTGTCTATTGACTGTCCACGTACTTCTATGAAGTCTATCAGTGACGAGTCATTCTTTGTTTATAGGACATTCGCTAATAAGACTGTTGTATCTGGTGGTGTTACTGTATCTCTACCTGAGTCTGAGCAGTTTGCAACACTAGATGATGAAAACTATATCCTTACAATCGTAGCAGAATCTGGAAGTGCATGGAGTGTTGGTGATAACCTCAACATAGATGCATTGAATGACTTAGGCACTTTGACTGTAACCTTTGGTGCTGACAGACAGTCAGTTACTATTGACGGTTTAGCAAACGTATCTACTGTCAAACTAACTGCATTGGTATCTAAGAATATTGTTACCAAGAAGATTAAGACTGCTGCCAAGATGAGGGCATTGAAGGTCATCAGAACTCGTGAGAATAATGATGTCCAAAAATACGGTCTTGCCTATGGTAACTTGTATGGCACACGTATTGAGGATGAAGATATTTCATTCGCATTGAATGATGTCTATAAGATTCATGCTGTATTTGAATCTGAAGACGATAGCGAAGCATTTGCACCTTACTGTGTGCTTACCGAAGCGACCTTCTTTGATAGTGGGTCAGTTGTAATAGGTAAGACATCAGGTGCTAGAGGTAGGGTTATACAGTTTATTAACTCAACTTTGAGACTCCATTTTGTCCAGTTGAATGAGATACCTTTCATTCCTGGTGAAAGTGTAGATGGAGTTGATGATGATGGTAACCCATTGACTGCAATTATCGACGACGCTGAAGGGTCAGTGGCCAAAGGTAGTAAAGTAGTCACATCCCAGTATGAGCTTGATGCAGGGCAGAAGGCACACTACTATGATGTGTGTCGTTTACAGAGACTTCCAGCGTTTACTCCTCCTATTAGAAAGCTCCTGATCATTTTTGATTACTTTGTGCATGAATCATCTGGAGATTACTTCTCAGCACAGTCATACACAGGTATTGGATATAAGGAAATTCCTAAGTATAAACTTGATGGATCTATTAACTATCTCAGGGATCAGGTGGACTTCCGTCCAGGTGTCGGTGAGTTAGCAAGTGGTACTGGTACCATAAGTGCTCCCTTCTATGTAAATTGTGCCTCGCTCGACTTTGCGGCCAGAGTATTCGATACGTCTGGTGGTGTAGGTGGATCTACTATCTTTGATATTCCTAAGGTAGCAACTGAGATTCGTATGGACTATTCATACTATCTCCCACGTGCAGACAAACTATTCTTAACGCATGATAACCAACTGAAAATTGTTAATGGTGTATCCTCAGAGGATCTACCACCTCCAGATGGTATTCAAAATGCTATGCTTCTTGCAACTATTGAGTATAGACCTTATACCTATGATGTAGAAAGAGATATTCTAATTACACCTGAGATTATTCGTCGTTATACGATGAAAGATATTGGTGACTTAGAGACACGTCTATCTCACGTTGAGTATTATACTTCCCTATCTCTACTTGAAGTACAAGCAGAAAATACTAAGACATATGATGATAATGGTTTCGACCGTCTGAAAAATGGATATGTTGTAGATGACTTTACTGACCACACACTTGGTGATGTGCTCAGTGTTGACTACAAGTGCTCTATGGACTTCAGGATGGGGCATTTACGTCCATCACATTATACTACTAATGTACCTCTTGAGCTTAACACATCTGCATCAAGTAATATAGTTAAGACAGAAGGTAATATGGTCATTCTTCCTTATGAAGATTTGGCAATCATTACACAACCATATGCATCTAGGACAGAGAATGTAAACCCATTTAACGTGTTTACTTTCATTGGTCGTATTGATTTAACTCCAGCATCTGATGACTGGGTTGATATTAAACGTTTACCAGCTCGTGTAGAAAACGTAGAAGGTGACTTCTCTGCTGTAAGTAGAGACCTACAGGTTGACCAAAATGGATTCGCTCCTATTCAGTGGGGTTCATGGAGGACTAACTGGACAGGTGAATCACTACAATCTACAAGTAGATGGAGAAACAGGTCTGGTAGTTTCGCAGCTGGTGGTCGTAGACTCGGTAGATTGGGTCACGGTCAAGGAAGACAACCACTATTCGTCCATGAAAGAAGGACTTGGAGGGTTGTTAATAACCAAGCAAGACAGGGTGTAAGGACACGTGTTGTACCTAAGATTGACCGCAAGTCATTAGGTGATAGTGAATTATCACGTAGTGTAATACCTTGGATTAGGTCTCGTAACGTTTCCTTTAACGTTGAAAGACTTAAGCCTCGCACAAGATTCTATGTCTTCTTCGATGGTGTTAATGTATCTAATTACATTACTCCTAAAGTTGTTGAATTAATCAAATCTTCTACTGCTGACCCACAAACTAACGAGACACCTTTCGTTGTTGGTGAGACAGTTATCGGAGAAGTATCAGGATGTCGTCTTAAGATTGCTCCTGCAAATGACGGGTATGCAACTGACCCATACGGGACAGGTACTGCAACTCTAGCAGAGTCTTATGCATCACAAACTGGATATATTAATATTGATACTACAGTTGCTGCTGAGAGTGTCAATCCAAACTACTATGGTAATGTAAACGTCGGTGAAGTATTGGTTGGTCAAACATCTGGTGCTCGTGGAAAGGTTAAAGACCGTCGTATTCTTACTGATAATATTGGTAACGTCCAAGGTAGTTTCTTTATTCCTAACCCAGGTAATGATTCCAACCCACGTTGGGCAACTGGTACTAGGACAGTTAGATTCACAACAGCAGAAGATAATAGTAAGGCACCAGGTGCTGTTACATCATCTGCTGATGGCACATACACAGCACAAGGTACACTGAGGACTATTAGAGAAAATATCCTTGCTGTTAGAAATGCTGAGTTAGTAAGAGATACAGTTTCTGATGAAAGGACTGTTATTACTACTAGGTCAGAGGTTAGACAGATTGGTTGGTATGACCCTCTTGCTCAATCCTTTATTGTTGATGAGGAAGGTGGTGTATTCCTAACTGGTATTGATGTATTCTTCAAGAGTAAGGATGCTAACATTCCTATCTCTATGCAGATAAGGACAATGGAAAATGGTTATCCTACTAAGGATATTCTTCCATTCTCTGACGTAACTATTAATCCAGCAGACGTTGAATTATCAGATAATGCTGCTATACCTTCAAGGTTTACATTTAGATCTCCTGTATACATTAAGCAATCTATTGAATATTGTTTCGTGTTACTATCCGACTCTAATGAGTATACAGTATGGATATCACGAATGGGTGATATAGATGTCACAGGTACCAGGACTATTTCTGAGCAGCCATATGCAGGTGTGTTATTCAAATCACAAAACGCATCTACTTGGACAGCAGACCAGTATGAAGATTGTAAGTTTACTATCTACCGTGCTAAGTTTACTGCTGACATGGGTACAGCAATGCTCAACAATGCTGAGCTAGGACGTGGTAACGGTGGTATTAAACAACTCATAGAGAATCCAATACTGACACTGAAACCGACACAACAACTATCTTTACCAAGTGGTAATAATTACAACTTCACCATTGGTGCAAGAATACAACAGCAACCATCAGGTGCATCTGCTACTATCAAAGAATTTGATGCTGTATCAGATCCAGAGAAGATAAC